GAGACGATATAACAACATATCCGATACCACTCAATAATAAAAAAACATTAATAATTTCAAGTGATAAAGATTTTTTACAACTACAAATTTATAAGGGGTTAAAACAATACTCTCCTTATATTAAAGATTTTTTAAACGAAAACGATCCCAGTTCGTTTTTAAAAATTAAAATATTAAGAGGTGATGATGGTGATGATATTCCTAATATTTTAAGTGATTCTGATACATTTGTTGTCCCAAATAAAAGACAAAAACCTTTGCGAGAGAAAACCTTATTAAAATTATTAGAGACTCCATTCAAAGATTTAGAACCTCAACTACAATATAACTATCTTAGAAATAAAAAATTAATTGATTTAATTGATGAGATTCCAAATAATATTACCATGACTATTTTAAAAGAATATTTTAATCAATTAGAATATAAAAATAAAATTAAAAGGAAAAAATTATTACCATATTTTATGGAAAACAATTTAAAACTATTTTTACGAGACTTGTCGAAATTTTAATAATAAAATAATAGGAGACCAATATGATTAAAACTGTGTGTAATTCAAATCATCCGACATTATTTACAAAACCGATAAAAGAATGTATAAATTTTCCTGTTGTTGTTTCATTGTCGGGAGAAGTTTGTGACTCTTCAGTAAAAGAAGTTGGAAAGGGTTTTGAAGAAGCACATGCAACAGGACAACCTATTATTCCTTTTGTCATCGATAGTTATGGTGGTAGTGTCTATAGTTGTTTGGCTATTTTAGACATAATGACAAGCTCATCTCTTCCCGTAGCAACTATCGGCATATCAAAATGTATGAGTGCCGCAGGCGTCATATTGGCGTGCGGAACTCGTGGACATAGATACTTACAACAAAACGCTACAGTAATGATTCACGATGTATCATCATTCGTATGGGGCAAATTGTCAGATTTAAAAAATGATGTTCGAGAAACCGAACGATTGTCCGAAATATTATTTTCAACCATGTCAAAAGCGTGTGGACATAGGGATATAAAATATTTTCAAAAATTAATACATAAATATAAAAATACCGATATTTTTATGGACTCAGAAGAAAGTGTTAAACATAAAATTATTGATCATGTAGGGACACCAACATTTTCTATTGATTTCAATATAAGTTATAAACTCATTTAATGGATGGAGAAGATTATTTATGATGCCTCAAAAAAGGAAAATTGTTTATTATATTAGTGAAATTTTACAAATGATTAAAAATGAACCCGATGATGAAAAAAAGGTTCAAATATTAAAAGATAACGAATCGAAATATTTGCGCGATATTTTGTACGCTAATTTTTCTAGCCACATTTCTTGGTTGGTGTCTGATAATATTCAATATACTATTAATAACTACCCTATTGGAATGACAGACACTAATTTGTTTAGAGAAGTTAAAAAGTTATATTTATATATGGCATTACATAATATTCCATGTTATAAAAATCTATCACAACAAAAAAGAGATTTGATGTTTTCTCAAGTTTTATCTAATATGCAAAAAGATGAAAGTTTTGTTTTATTCGCTTTAGCTCAGAAACGTTTAGGCTCTATATTTAATCTTCCGCGTCAGGTTGTAGTAAAAGCTTTTCCTAATCTTTTGTCTCAGGAAGATGCTACGATTATTGAAGAAAACGTTTCAAATGTTTCGGAAGAGGCAGTAAATGTCGTCGTTACGGATGTTACGCCAACTCCTTCTGTTGAAGATAATATTACTATAGCGTCTTCAAAAGAAGAATTAGAAATACCAACTGAAATCGAAAATAATATTAGCACAACACCAAAATCAAAAAGAGGACGAAAACCACGTCAATAACAATTATGAAACAAATACAAAAACATAAAAAAATATTATTTATTTTTATAAGTTTCTATTTTATTGGAACAGCTTGTGTTGTTAAGCATATTATGGAATTATATGATCGACAGCAATTTTCCGAATTACAACAAAGAATAGATCAAGAACAAGATCAAAAATTGCGCCAACTTTTGGAATCTTTAAAACAAGAAATACTTAAACAACAACAATCTTGTGACGATAAGGGTATATGTGAGCAGACCGATCCGAATTATGAATTTTCGTATCCGGCTAAACTTCCAGATAAAACATTTTTTATATCGTGTTAAACTATGCCAACGTATTTATACAGTTGTCCAATATGTGGAGAGTTTGAACTAGTGCGTAAGATATCCGACGAACAGCTAGTTGAGTGTCCTAATTGTCAAACCGTCGAGGAATTTAAACAGTTAGTTGCTCCCATTACTGGATTTATTTTAAATGGGAATGGTTTTCATTGTCGAGATTACCCTAAAACTACAAATAAAAAAAGTCATGAAGAATAAGGAGAATATTTTATGGACTTAGAAAACAAACATAATTTGATACCATTACAAACCGATGGACAAAATTTTAAATTAATTGTATGTCCACACTGTCATGGAGATAAATATGTTCTTAAGGATTTGGTTTCTTCTTTTGGTCCTCATGATACGGTAACAAAGGTATGTTCAACGTGCGATGGTTTAGGTTCTGTATATAAAGTTATTACAGAAGATGATGCTAAAACCACATATAAAATTCTTTTAACAGAATAAAAGAATGTGGAAAAAAGACCACGTTATTAAAACAATAAGAGTCGATATGAAAAAATCGAAAATCGATTAAACAGAAGGAGAAACAATAATGCCGATATATTTATATTGTTGTAAACAATGTGAACACGCTTTTGAAGAACAAAGAGTGCTCGCTGAATATGATGTTCCGACCAAGGTTCCATGTGAAAAATGTGGCGGAGAAATATATATTTCATTACATAGAACTGGATTAAATTTCGACGACCGTCCACATAAAGTGTTGCCTAGTTGGTATACAGATCGCATCAAAGAAATAAAGAAAAAGTTTCCTGGCAGCACACTCTAATAAGTGGTAATTTATTATGATTAAAATTAAAAAAGCTATTGATGTTGAAAAAGATTTGGATCTTTTAGTTCAACAAAAAGGTCTAACTTATTTAGAGGCAGTTGTGTTCTATTTTAAAACAATGTCTTTAGATATCGAAAGAGAGAAACACAGAAAATTATTAAGTAAAAATATTATTAAAAAAATAAAAAAAGAAGCCATACAACTACATTATTTTAAAGCTAAGAAATGAATTCATCCAAAAAACCTCAAGAAACTTTTTCTTTAACTGATCTAAATTCAAATGATATAAAATATGTTTTTGTTTATGGCTCTTTAAAAAAAGGTTTTAAATATCACAAGGTATTTGGTTTTAATCATCAAACTCATTTTATAAAATCAACATCGTTAACTGGTTATAAAATGTATGATTTAGGTGATAGAGCTGGCATTAAATATTCAGGAAAACATAGAGATCAAGTTCACGGTGAATTATATATGATTACAAATCCACTATTATATGATAAGCTTATCGCATGGGAAACGGGTGGAAATTATGAGCCTATTATTGTAAGATCGGATGACAATAATTTTGTTTTATTTTTTGTTTATGAAAATATACCAGTTGATGCTAAAAGAATTTTCAATGGAAAGTGGATTAAAAGAAATATTTAATTATATTAATCATGAATGGTTTTAATTGTTTTCAGAAATATTGCGCGATTAAAGCGCATTTTAATACGAGATCTTATGATTATATTGCTAAAAATGGAGCAATAAAATGTTCTATTAAAGCTTTCAATAAAAGAAACGATATATATTTTTTCGAAAAATTAACTAAAAGTTTAAACGAAGATCAGACTGAGATTGAAAAATTTTTTGTTGCAAATTTTATATATAATGATACTTTATATATAAAAGATTGTTTTGATGAAACTTACTTTCAATTTTATTATGATTATCAAAAAACAATTTTAAATATTAATTATCTATTTGAACAAGACATATTAAAACTTTCATCTTTTTTACAAAAAGAAAATTTATGTTTTAAAGATTTATATAATATAGATTCTAAAAACCAAAGACCCTTATTAATTAAATTAACTAAAATAAAATTTATTAGAATGGAAACATTTCTAATTATAGAATATTTTTTACATCTATTTAAATATTGGGATCAACATATAATAGATACTATTTTATATCCAGATTTTAAACAACGATGTTTAAAATATCGAAAATTTCTTAAACGACATTGGAAAGATAAAAATAAAATGAATATTTTAAAAGATATTTTTAAATCTACGATAATAAAATGATTGACATATATTATGTTTTATATTATTATTAATTTATATGTTTTGAAATCTTTTAATAATATTATGAATATGAGGTGAATGAAATGATTGATATTGAATTTGATATTGAATTTAATCGTAAATCTTATAAAAGTTATACTAATACCCTTAAATTAAATCAGAAACTTTGTTGTTTTAATGAGAAACAACAAATGTTATTAGAAGAATTATTAGGGAGATATAATGTTTGTTTAACTTCTATCGGAAGAAATTGGGTTGCGTTCGATTGGATAACAGGAAGTCCTGTTACAAATAAAGATAATAAAGAAGTCAATTGGGATGATTATTGGACTGCTGTATATCACATTGCTGCTGCATTACAAAATCGAAAATTAAAAATCGAACTATATGTTGAATGTCAAAAACTATATCATTATGTTAGACGTAACCATAGATAATAAAATAATGTTGAAAAAAAAATTTAGGTGTGGTATATTAAATTAATGTTTATAATTGAATTTGTTTCATAGGAGAAATAATATGGTTTCAGACGAATTAAAAAAAATGAAGAGTAATAGTTCTATTGAATTTGAAAGAATACGAAATACCATTTCGGAAAAAAAGGAAAACAAGAAACCAAAATCGTCGTCTATAAATGACGAAAGATTTTGGCAACCAACAACAAATAAATTGGGAAATGGTTCAGCTGTTATTCGTTTTCTTCCTGCTTCAAAGAACGAAGATATTGAATTTGTAGAAATTCGAGAACATTATTTTAAGTCTCCAATAACAGGTAAGGTCTTTTACGAAAATTGCCCTGGCACCATAGGATTAAAATGTCCAATTTGTGCGGCAAATAAAATATCCTGGAACGAAGATTCGGATGAAAACTCTCCTGGAAAGCGTGATGCAAGGATACGAAAAATTAGAACTCAATTTATTTCTAATATTTATGTTATCGAAGATAAGGCTAAACCCGAAAATGAGGGGCGCGTCTTTTTATATAAGTATGGACAAACTATCTATGACAAAATTGAAGGATTAATGTTTCCTAAAAATAATCGTATTAAGAAGATTAACCCATTCGATTTTTGGGATGGTGCCGATTTTTGTTTAACAGTAGCCAAAGAAGACGGATTTATAAATTATAAACATTCTGTATTTACCGAATCGTGTGCCCTATTTGACAACGATGAAGATATAGAAGCTATCTGGAGTCAACAACATCTTCTCCAACAATTTATTGCTAATGATAATTTTAAACCTTTTAAAGTTCTCGAATCTATGTTTCATAAAGTTTGGTTCCAAGGTGATACATCAGATGACGATGTTACAGATATTGAAAGCATTGTTATCGATAAAGATAAAGAAAAGGAAACTATAAAACATACTTCTAGAACTCGTCCATCCCCAAAGGTTTCGGTTTCTGTTACAAAGAGTGATAATGATGACGATGATGATATTATTAAGGTCGAAGATGCTATTAGACCAAATAATAAAATGAAACCCGTAGCGACGAAAACATCTCAAACATCTTCAAATAAACAAGAAGAAGATGACGATTATGAAGACGATATCGACGATAAATTGCGTAGTCTTCTAGAAGACGATTAAACTGACGACCCAGAAAAATCAGATTGGTTGTGGGCATATACCGAGGGTTCGTTTCCTCTCGGTGCCCCACGACTTCCGGCTGATTGTTTAGGACCCCTGGAGCCACTTACATTTGGACTATTTATAGCTGAATTTACAGCTATGGCAGAAGGTGTCGAATTGGCTTGCAGTTTTAAATTTTGGTTAACGTCCATATTTGTCACAAGGTCAGAAGCTTTTGGGGAATTAGAAGCAACTTCAATTGGCTTCAAATTACCTGTACCCATAGGGGAAATAGAATTCACATTTGCACCACTTAAATATGCTTGATATTTTTGAGCTTCTTGAATATTATCAAAATTAGTATGTATGTGTCCTCCGGTTGAAGCTGATGACGGATTGAGGTATTCATTAATAACATTACCTTTCACACCAGCTTCTTTTAATAATTGTCGAGTTTGTTCAGCGGCTTGTGCGCTTTTTTGTGGATCGTTTAAAGTATAGTCAATAGCTGTTCCTAATTCGTGGGTCGAAGGTTTATTGGACGAT